GCAGGCGGCGTGGGAGGCGTGGTCGGCGGCGGCGCAGGCGGCGTGGGAGGCGGCGCGGGAGGCGCGTTCGATAGACCTTATAGTCATAGCAGAATGGGCCATAACCGAACAACCCAGGAGACCACGTGAAAACTGAAGAGCAAGAAAGCACGGCGATCGAAGTCGTGATCGCGCAGACGCCCAGCGTGGCGTTGCTGGACCCGAAGCAGAAGGAGGAACTGTACGCTTTCCTTGAGCGCGAGATCGACGCGTTCGTTCCGGACCTCTCGACCGAGACGAGCCGCAAGCAAATTGCCTCGCTCGCGTACAAGGTGAGTCGCACAAAAACCGCAATCGACGACGCAGGCGCCGCGTTGAAAAGCGAATGGCTGAAGAAGAGCCAAGCAATCGACGTATCACGCCGGGAGATTCGGGACCGGCTCGACGCGCTACGTGACCGCGCCCGCCAACCGCTCACGGATTGGGAGAAGGAAGAAGAGAACCGAGCCGCCTGGGTAGCCGAAGCCTTTGAGAAATTCCGCTCGGTAGTGGTCATCCGCGCGGATGATACTAGCGAGACGGTGGCTATGCTTTTGAAAGCGTGCGCGCAAGAACCGCTTCAGGTGTCAATATTTCAAGAGCGGTTCGACGAGGCGAAGCACGCCAAAGCCGCGGCCGTACAATCGCTAAGCGCCTCGCTCGCCCGCGTCCAGCAGCAGGAAGCTGAGAAACTCGAACTGGCTCGCCTGCGTGCGGAAGCGGAAGCGCGAGCGATTGCCGACCGGGAAGCGGCAGAAGCGGCCGAGTTAGCGCGATTGATGAAGGAGCGCGAAGAGCGCGAAAAGCAACGTCTCGCGGACATGGAGGCCGCCAGGAAGGCTGAAGAAGCGCGTCAGGTTGCGCTTGCAGAGCAAGCCAAAGCCCGTAGCCGCATCGAAACCGAAGCACTGCTCGAACGCAACCGCATCGAAGCTGAGTACCAAGCGGAAATCCGAAAAGCCAGACAGGCACAAGAATCGGCAGAGGCTTCCGAACGGGAAGCCAGAGAGCGGATCGAGCGCGACATACGCGTAGCTGGTGAAGCCGATCGAATCCGCAAAGAGCAGGCCGAGCGTAAGGCCGCAGAAGAAGCCAAAATCGCGGCCAACAAAAAACACCGGGCGGCCGTGATGACTGCCGCGAAAGTCGCGCTCATAGAGCACTGCGGAGTCGACGAAGACACGGCCCGCAAAGTCGTGCTGGCGATTTCGTCCGGCAAAATCCCCGCCGTGACGTGGAGTTGGATATGAGCGCAGAAATTAGGGGTCTAGCAAAGCGCATTGCAGTAGATCTATTCCGAAACGGCTCCGGTACGATCGCGGATCGGTTGGTATTGACACGTCAACTCAACGCTCTTGTCGAGGTATGCACCGAGATCCGCCTGATGGGGCAGCCGTGGAGGGAACTTAAGTGCCTGGAGTGTGGAATAGAATCGAGAGACAGAAACATCAGATCCAGCATTGCTCTCCCGCAAGCCGGTTCTCCGTGTGTGTGGCACCGAATGGCGGCCATCCTGGACGAGATGCGAGGAAGCGATGACAAGGAGGGCAGATGAGCGCGCTTGACGACCTTCTCCGATCGCGCGGAATTGGAAGTCCTGGCATGCAGCCAGCGGCGCCCGAAAGCGGCGGGGGCGTCCGGAGTACGGCGCCGAAGACTTCCAATGGTGCACCGCGTTACTACTACGACCTCGCGCAGGGCACGACCGAATGGTTCCGGGTGCGTTCCGGCATCCCGACGGCCTCCGCGATGGATAAAATCATCACGCCTGGTGGAGAGCCATCGCGGTCGGCGGAGAAGTACTTGTACCGGCTCCTGGGTGAGCGGATCATCGGTCGTCCGCTTGACCAGGACAAGGGATCCTTTTGGACCATTCGCGGCTCCGAGATGGAGGCCGAGGCGCTGGCGTACTATCGCTTCCAACGGGACTGTGAGACGCGGCCGGTCGGATTCATTACCACCGCTGACGGCCGCGTGGGGGCGTCGCCGGATCAGCTCATCGGCGAAGACGGCTGCCTCGAAATCAAATGTCCGTCGCCCGAGATTCACATGATGTACCTCATGCAGGCCGGCGGCGCGTATACCGCCTACAAAGTCCAGTGCCAGACGCACCTATTTGTGTCGAAGCGCTACTGGGGCGACGTGGTGTCCTACTTCCCTGGTCTGCCCGAGGCCATCATCCGCATCGAGCGTGACGAACGGTTTATCGCCCGCATCGAAACGGCGTCCCGAGAGTTCTGTGACGAACTGGACGCGAAGTGGGCGGAGTGCAAAGCGCGAGGCTGGGGCGCGGCGAGTGAGGCGCTCAAGGACTCGCGCTTCAAGCACCTTCCGGCACTGGACGAACTTTTGAAACTGGCAGGAGTGCCGTAGTGCAACATGACGCACTTGCCGCCAGCCTAGCCGCACACCTGCGCTGCGAGGAAAGGATGGTCTGGACCGACCTGCAACTCGGGCCGGCGCATTCACCGCGTCCAGACGTGTACACCATGTTCAAGTCCTTTGTTCGGCCGCAGCCGACTGCGTATGAAGTCAAGGCGAGCGTGGCCGATTTCCGGCGCGACGTGACCAGCGGTAAATGGCAGACCTATCTGAAGTATGCCACCGGCGTCTATTTCGCGTGCGAAGGCGATTTGATCAAGCCAAGCGACGTCCCCACGCACTGCGGACTGATCGTGTACCGCACCGCGTGGCGGGTCGCCCGCAAAGCCGTGCTGGCGCCCGTGAATGTGCCTGCGGACGCATTTATCAAACTGCTCATCGCGGGCGTGGCGGCGCGCAGACATGCGCCGAGGACTCTCGATGAGAGTAAGGCTGTCGCGGCAATACGCCGCAAGTTCGGCGACGACGTAGCGGATTGCCTGCGGGACTGGCGCGGCGTGCGAGGACGTATCGACATGGCCCGCAGTGATGCCGAACGTATCCTTGAGCACGCCAGACGCGAGGCGGAGGAAGTTCGCGACACGCTCACACAAGCACGCGTGGAATTGTGCGACATACTCACGTGCAATCCCGACGCTACACCATGGCGGATCAAGCAGTTAGTTGCAAACCTTCGGCGCGGTATGTCCGCCACTCCCGCGCGCGAACAACTTAAGACGCTCACAAAATTATTGAGACGGGCGTTGGACACGTATGGATGGAGAGAGGAATGACGCACGCGAAATTTAAAGTGGGGCCAAGTTGTGATGTATATAAGCCAGGATGGCAAGGACAAGTATCCGTTTATCGTGCGCGACGTGCGCTTAATAGGTGGTGAAGGTGAAGGCCAATGGTTCTACGCCGTCGATAAACGGAATCTTTTACATGAGGCGATGGTGCGCGAGCTGACGCGTGAGGAAAAAGGCGATGGGTAAATGCATGCAAGGTGAATTAACCGGCCTGGAACTGCGAAGAGCAGCGTGCGAGGCGTTGGGCTATCAAGTTGGAGACGATGTGTTTGGTACCAGTGCTCCTCACATCGAATCCGATCCCGCCGTGAGTGAGCCGATGACCGATGAATTCTGTAAGCGACGCGGCTACGAGTTCACCGTGTCGTCATTCACTGATGGCATCTACAACTGTGCGTTCTTCCGTATGGTCGGCGGCATAGCGGACAGAATTACGAGTTGTGACGGCTCAACGCCGTCTGAGGCGCGTGCTCGGGCAATCGTGATGACGGCACGTGGGAGGACAAAGTTTCCTGCATGATTGCGAAGTATGCCGGCCCGTGCTTTTTGTGCGGTGTCCGTATCGAGCCCGGTGAATCCTGCGACTACGAGCGCGGCAAGGGGATCAGGCATGTCGAGTGTCAGGCGAACGCGCAGACAGAGACGCCGGAAGAGTTGGCGGAACGGCTAGGCTATCGGTAACTCTATTCTAAGTCTAGTATTTTCCGAGGCTTCGACTTGATTTGCTCAAAGATGGTTGGTTTTTTTTCTTTTCCAACATCGCTAATTCGGCGCCCGCGCATGGTTTTGCCTTCAATCACTTTCGATGAAGTCTCAATCTTGGCATCATCCATCGCTCGGCGGACAATCGAATACGCCCGATTCGCCGCATCCAGTTCCGGGCTGATCCCCTTGACGGATTCCATGAGTGCCCCGTATACCCGGCGCATTGGAGTCGATACGGTGCTGTTTTCCTCAAAAAAGGCCCGCTTCGCGTCCCGGAATTGTTCCCACGAGACCTGATCCGGCAATGCTTCCCATTGTTCGACGATTCGGCCCAATTTGGCTGCCGTCTGCTGCATGTGCGGGTTCGGGTCGAATTCCTGCTTGATGGCGTCGATGAGTTCTTTAGGGTTGGGTACGGTCACTTCCCGAGGTACAGCAGCTTCCGCCTTGATGACATTTGCTTCTCGCTTAGTGAAGGCGTCCGCGAGCCTGGCATCGAAGTTTGCCCCTTTGCGAACATTGACAAGTTCGGGAACCTCCTTCAGGAGTCTGGGCACATTAGCCAATGTGGACTTCTTTCCAAGTCCGGTTGGCCGAATGGCATTCTCCGCCATCTCGACCATACTGTCGGTAAGAATCGCCGGGGGTCCCGCCTGTAGCCGGGCCTCGTCGAACGGGATAGGTTGCGCGGGACGAGCAGGCGGCTTCAGTTCTCCTGACGGATAATACTCGTACCCCGCCTGTAGCCGGGCCTCGTCGAGCTGCTGCTGGATGAATCTTGGAACGCTTGGAGGACGCTGAACTGGAGGCTGAACTGGAGGACGCTCCATGGGTCCTACTCCGCGCCGGGCCCCCGCCATCGCCTCATTGGCCGCCATTTCCTCGGGAGTTATTAGGGGGCGCGAAGAGTCCTCAACCAATTGCCGCTCAATCCGCCTCGCTTCGTCCATTGCAATCTCTCTTCTTGTCAGCGGAAAACGGTCTTTGCCGGCCAGCCGGCTTCCGATCATCTCGTATGTTTTAGCAATCGGCCTGCGAGACACGACTTCCCCGATTGCCGTATTGATTGCTGCAAACTTGGATAATGGCACTGTGCGCGGAATTCGGACAAACGGCTCAGCGCTGCGGATGTCTTCGGCACGCTGCAGAAGCTTACGGGGTAAGTCGCTAGACTGAATCGCCCTTCGCGCCGCCGGTAGTTTCGAAGCGATCTTTGGGCCACCCATCATCGTAGCAAGTTCGGCCGCAGCCCCTGAGATGTCTCCGGCTCCGGCTCGTTCTCCCAGTTCCGCGGCCCACGGGCCGATTCCTGGAAGCGGAGCCGCAGTGTAATAGCCTACCTTCTCTGCAGTGGTTGGCGCAATCGCGGCCTTGCCCTGAAGCACCATGGTATCGAGCCCTGGAACGCCTTTTCCGTATCCGGCGATCGCGCCTCCGGCCATAGTAGCGAGACTCGCCGCGCCGCGCCCCAGACCTTTCAGAACATTCCATGGGGTGTTGGCATCAGGAGCAATGACCGACTTCGGAAGATTCTTTTCGAATGCCGCTTTGGATTCGGCCTGGCGCTCAGCCAGGGGCTTGCCGCCGGTGGGTTCGGATGGTGCGCCGGAATATTGCTTTCGGAGAACGGCAGCAATGTCGTCATCGGACATGGAATCTGGAAACTCCACATTGCCGATTCCTGGGACTTCGACAATCTTTTGCATTACTTGGTCTCTTTGATCTCTTCGATCTGGCCGGTGGCCGGGTTGAAGCGATGCGTGGCAGCCTTGGCGTCATCGGCGGAAGCCAGTCCCTTGAATTCATTCTCAAAAATGCTGAGCTTATATTCAACCGTACTTGGATCGCTAAAAAGACTGTCAATCAAGCCGGGCGCTTGATCACGGTAGAAGTCCTGTTCATCCTTATTCAGCGCCGCGCCCGTTCTCAAACGCGTCATGACATCCACCATTTCGTTGCGGGCAGCACGCGCTTTCCGTGCCATGGGAGACCCTGGAACAGCAAGAGCAGCAAGCATTCCCGGTTTCGCCAGTTCCACGCGAAGGTCTTTGATCACGCGCAACCCGGATTTCGCATTTTCTTCCATTTTTTGGCGCTCGGTTGCCAGCGCGGTCCTGCGATACCCCTCATTTTTAACCGGCTCAATATTGCCAGTTTCCGAATCGAACTTACCCGTAATTTCGCCTCTGGCGTTGAATACGGGGGTGTACGATCCGGGCTTACCCTGCGCTGACGGCGAGAGGGGCCTCTCGTAGTGCGAGGTCTGCCCAGTCACATCCTGTAATCCATTAGCCGTCCTAAGAAATACTCTTCCGCTTCGTGGATCAACCGCGACATCCGTAGGCTTGCCTTGATACAGTTGCGTGTCATTCTGGAGATTGGGAATGCCGCTAGCGGTCGTGTTGTACTCGAATTCCGCCTTCTGCCTCTCCCGATACAACTGCTTTTCGTTCTCCAGTTTCCGCTGTTCGGCGTCCGTGGTTTCTTTCAACTTCTGCCATGCCGCCTGCGGTGTAACCTGCACTCCCGGCTGTCCCAGGGAGGGAGCGCCGGGAATGGTCTGAGGCTGGAATGTGGCTCCGAGCGTCTCGGTACGCCCTTCCATTGACGGCCCCTGTCCAACCTGTCCGGGATAGGCCATCGGCGTAGCTGTAGCCCGCTGCACCGTCGCAGAAGGCAACTCCTGCCCTTCAAGGGCCTCAACGTTCTCCTGAGCCACCTTACGCGCCTGAAGTTCCCGTGCGGTTAATTGATTTGAAATCTTGATATAGGTGTCGGTAATTTCGGGGTTTCGCCACGGCGTGCTGAGGATTTCCGGAATTGCCTGCGTGGCATTGCCATTGTGCTTTGCGAAAATCTCCGACACCTTGGTCCATTCCTGATCGTCTTCCGTGGCGCGCTGTTGGGCCTGAGTCGCACCCTGAATCTGAAGGCCGCGCATTTGTTCCTGCTGAGCTGCCTGACGCGCGTCCGCGAGCGTGCGAACACGTTCCATGGGATCGGGAACCGTGATCGGCTTCAGGAGCGCCATGGATGGGAATCGAAGAGCCATTACGCCAGCCCTTGAATCACGGCGTCCATCTTACCAAGGAAGTCTTGGCCGTTGACGCCGTAATATTTATTGAACGTCTGAAGCGCCTGATTCGCCACGGTCTTTTCGTCCTTCCCTTTTGCGGAGAAACTCTGCCGTTTCTGTTCATACGCCTGCATGGCCGCGGCTGCTTCATCCCGGATCTGCATGGCCTCTTCCTTGCTCAACTGGCCGGACTGCGCCGCGCTAAAGAATCCGCGATTGATTTGATCCATGTTGGCGTCGAATTTGTTCTGGAATCCCTGAACCCAGGTATTGGCCTCATGGTGCGCCTGTGACTTCAGAAGCGCCGTGATGCCGATGATTCCCGCCGCCACGCCGATGGTGATAGGGTTCGTCATCATGCCGATGAGCGGGCCTTGGGAAGTCACGAGCCCGCCGCCGGCATATCCGGTAAGTGGGGCGGACGCCGCAACCCCAGGCGCGAGCGCGGGCACTGCGGCAGCGGACGGCGCCATAACCCCGGTTGCTCCGGCCGGAAGGATAGGAGCCATGATCCCTGGAACCGCTCCCACTGTCCCGCTCGCGACTCCAGCCGCAACGGCAGGCCCCGCGACCCCCGCAACCTTCTGAGCCGCCTTCGCCATGCTGGTTCTGTTTACCGTATCCAGGATGCCCGAAATCATGTCATTGATAGCGCCCGCTTTCTGGTAATCCCCTTCAGCTTCCGCGTTGGCTTTCTCAGTCTGCAGTTCGGCCAACTGCGCCGCCGTGGTCTGCTGAAGCCGGGATAGATTCGCGCCATACGCGCTGCCGGCCGCGACTTCCTGGTTGGCGGCATTCTGGCCAGCCGTCGCCATGGTTTGCAGTCGATCAAACGGAACCGCTTGATTCGTGCGGAACTGCTCGTTGGCGCGGGCGTAGTTCTCCCCAAAGGTGTTCTCGGCGCGGGCGTAATCTTCCGTAAGGTACTTCTGCGCCTCGCCGGTGGCGTAGTCCGCGAAGTCCTTCATGGTGGCTCCGCTGAACCGGATACCGCCTGCATTGGCGCCCGCTTCGATAATGCGCCGTCCTTGCTCCAGACGTCGCTGGAACATGGGATCTTTTTCGAGATCCGGCGGCATCCAGGTAAATTCCGTAGCGCGCGTAAACGGCTGCCGGAACTCGCCTCCTGGTTCGAGTCCCGCGCTGAGTTCCCCGAGCGACTTCTCGCCCGCCTGTTGATAAGGCGCCAGTGTGCGCTGCTGGCCCGCGTAGACATCTGCCATGGTGCGCCGAGCCGCGTCCGCGCCACCCTGGATGGTGGTAGCTGCCGTATCGGCCGCGCCAGCAAGCCTTCTCGTGGCCGATCCCGCCGCAGCACGATTACGCAACCCGCCGAAGACCTGAGCGCCGGCGGGCGCCGCATACTTCAGAATGTCACTCAAGGAAGGCATCTTAGGTAAACTCCACCACGGAACCCATCGCGGTCAAGGCCGCCCCGCTGGCTCCGTCGCTGAATGCCCGAAGAATATCGCCGGGGTTCAATACCTGACCCTCGGCGGCATAAATCTCGATCCCGTGCGGAGCCGTGGTCTCGATGGGCACTGGCGCCGCGCTCACAATCTGGTTGTTGTCCGCATTGGCCGCCCCGCCGCGAGCGATGTGAATGGTGACGGTTCGTGCCGTTCCGGTGGTGTTGAGCACAGTTAATTTGATGATGCGCGCGCGCGTCCCGCTCGGGCATGTATACAGATCCGTGCCAGGAGTGGTAGCCAGTTGCACTGAAGCGGCTGGGAACGTAACCGGAAAAGCACCCATGCGAAATTCCTCAGGAAACGGCCGTCACTTGGCCGTCCACAATCGTTATAGAAGCCACGGCGGCTGGGCCGAAGTTTACTCCGTTCGCCGTGAGCTTCGTGATCATTTCATCGTACACCGCGTTCTTGCTCGGCCCGATCGTCGTAACACCGTTCCAGCCTGCACCAAACGCCGCATCGCTGATAAGGGCCACCGCGGCCGCGATGACCGCCTCAATTTTGTCGTACACGGCGTTTTTGGTAGGCACTTCCGTAGATCCGTCCCAGCCCGCACCGTATACTTCATCGAGCACCTTCATAAAGCTCGCCGCCGAATTATCACCGAGACGGCTTTCCAGTCCCGCCCCGCTTCGGGCCAGGGCCCCATGCGTGGCGGCGGCTGCGCCCAGGAACAACAGAACGGGATAGATAATCTGGACCCATCCGGCCCCGCCGTTGGACCTGTACCAGTCATACGTATCCGTAGCCAAGTACAGAGCCTCAGGATAGGCCGCAGCGGGATAATTGGCTTGGTTGGCCGCGGTATCCGCGATCAACACGAAACGGCTCCAGGATCGCTCAGGAACGCTCGCCAGTAGCAATCCGTCCTTTTCATCGACTGGGCGGGCATGTAACGGCATGAGCCGCTCTGCATCGCGCTCAGCCACGGGAGTCGCGGTCTCGTGAATCCGTAGGCCCATCTCCAGGGCTTCCTGGATCTGTGCCGATCGGTCGGGGAAAGCGTTCTCGTCCGCCTGGGCTTCGATGGAGGCATCCCGGTCAATCAGATACATCCGCCAGCGCCAATCGAGCCGGCCGGTGAATTTTCCGTCGCGGCCGACTTCAAGAAGGGGCGCATCATTGGGCGGAATCGGCGTCATGACAGCAACTCCGCGGCATCCAGCCAAGCTCCTGAAATAGCGACCTGGCATGGATCGTCGCCAAACAGGTCCACCACGAAATCTCTGGGGGCTCCCAAGCGATTCCAGTAGACCGTCCTGTCCTCGCCCGCCCGGCCCAGGGCGCGATTCAGTTCGTTGGACCAGCCCTTACCGCCGTTGGGGGAGTATCGCATCGTGATGCGTGGATCACGCCCCCACTCGTAGAACCCCAGAGGCGTCATGATGGCGGCATCCGGGAGCGCTACCGCGGTGCTGTACGGCTTGACGTCGTAAATCAGTTGCAGCACAAGCGCTTGCTGTACGGTGATGTTGCCTGCTACGAGTTGAGTGTTCAGGTTAGCCGCAAACGTAGCCGCATCCAGGGTGTAATCGTTGAGCCATAGCGGCGTGACGAGGCCCACTCCGGTCTGCATCCACAATTCCAGACGGTCTACCGATAGATGCTTATTAGCCTCAGCCACATGCGGAGACCTGCGGTTCCAGCGTATCGGAAAGCCTCGATCGTGGTAACACGTGGGATCGAGGATAAAGATGTTTCCATCGGTATGATCGCCCGCGTAGATTCGCCCGAAAGCGGACGTGATGCAGTTCGCCCGGTGACGACGATATTGACCGTTGCGCCAATCCCACCACAGCGGGCATTGCCATTCGTTCAGAGTTTTGTTGTACTCCAGCGTGTAATCGGCTGTGGGGAAAGTCAGGCGGTAGAAGTCCTGATTCTTGAGGCTGTAGGTCATGCCGATGGCGTCATCCACGCGAGATGCCGCAGCTAACTCCGTTATTTTGTTGGCGACGTAATTATTCGAAATTTTGTTCGGCGTAAAGCCGTTTGTCATGATTACCGAATGCTGGCCTTCTTCGCTCTGCTCTAGCCAGAGCAGCGATTGTCCAAGCTTCGCGATGCTGGACGCGGCCTCCGTACCGCTCTGGATCACGCCCGAGTCAATTGGTACAAATGGCGCGTTGGGATTTGAGCCCACCGAAAACCACTGCGTGATGCGATTGCCGATGAGGCAAAGCATCTGGTTGATGAACTGAATCGCGACCATGTTATTGGCTTGCGCTTCAGCGGTTTGCACATTGCCTGCAGGCCATGTCGCCCCGTCATCCGAAGACCAAAAAAACTGCTGTCCGCTGCCGGCCACCCCGGAATAGCGCGATAGCGCGATGAAGTAGTTCTTCCCGTAGACCACTCCGGCAGGGGTGAACGGGAGTGCGGGAGTGGTGAGCGCCCCGCCGTTGATGCGGTACAGCACGCCAGCAGACACGAACACCAGACTCGTAGGACTTGCGGCCATCTGGACGGGAAGTCCGTCATTCGCGATGGCTCCATAAGTGGCGACTACATAGGATGAGGTGTAGTCGCCTATCAGCGCGCCTACCGCTGCAAACAGATGATCGTTCAGTTCGAGCAGTCCGCGCACGGGGGCCTGCGCAATCAGCCCGATGGAGCCGTTCGCATTGAGTCCGGGCGATTTATTTAGGCAGAATTCGCCCATGCCTTCGCCCGACTCGATCCGCTCCCGATAGACATTGATGGACAATTCGGTCTCGGCCTTGGTCGACGCCAAGACGTAAGATTGTCCGGTAATGCCGCCGAATGGAATCATGTCAGTTTTGATTCTTAAAACATCGCCAGGCACCGGCCAGGCGCACGGCCAAAGCCCCATCGGACCCGCTGGTGCAAGTATTGTCCGCGCCGCTCGTCACAGTGCAGTCCGAGCAATATTTAAGGGTCCCGTTGTTCGCCGCTCCCATCGCGGCGAATGTACTCCCTGTGCCGATAGCCGTCACCACCGACGACCCCGCACGAAACTCCTCGGTTTGTGTGGCGATGGCGACATCATCGACCAAAACCCGCGTCGTTAACCCGCCCGCGCCGCGGGTCTGGATGTCGTACCGGCCAGTCAAGCTGCTGGTGCCGCGCTCCCCTTCAACGCGAACCACAACCCCGTTACCGTCTACCGTATCGGAGTTGTAAAAATCGGTGCGCCCAAGAAGGTTTCCCGTAGCCGCGCCGGTCCCAGCAAAGGTCATCACCGTCACGCCCGGTTCGGCAGAGGCGCCGATCGCGTCCATGATCTTGGCTCCACGAACATTCTGCACGATGAATGTTCCTGTCGCGTCAATGGTCAAACCGGAAGTACTCGCGTTGATGGCCTGGATGTCGGAAGTGCCGTTGTTGGAAAACTTAGGATGGATGACAGAAATATTTCTGCATACCTGCGTCAAGTTTGCACCCACGCCGTTGGGCTCAAAGTCAATCCCTGCTAATGGACTCGCGGCGCCGTTGGTATAGCTGTACTCGCCGCCGACGACGGTGCCGCCATCCCACGACACGCATGAGCCACCATTCCGGTAATTCTGGGTGGCGCGGACGTTGATAAAATTGACATTGGTCGAATTTGCCACACCAGCCAAATCACCGATAGACGATACAGTCCAAGCGTCCCCCCAGTTGTTAAGGATAAGCATATCCCGCACAGAGACATTCGTTGAGTTACCAATCTCAATGCCATGGTTGGACCCGATTGCACAAGCAGCCGCACGAGCGCCTGGTACAGTCGGGTAAGAGTAATTCCCAGTTATGCGACCCCCTTGAATCGTTACATTCGCCACGCCGTACACGGAGATAATACGGCCAGAGCAATCGTCTCCGGCAACATAGGACCTAGTGATGATGTTGGCTCGTCGGCTAAGCGTGATGGTTTGATTGTCGATAGCCCATATAGCGCCTGGAGCATATGAAGTTGTGCCTATAGTTCTTCGGGTTAAATTGTTGACCAGATACTCCCCGTCTGGGATGAACACGTCGTGGCACATTTGAACTGCTGTGAACATCGCTGCCGTGTCGTCAGTAGTCCCATCACCAGTAGCCCCCCACCATTGCGGAAAGCAATATTGAGTACGGGACAGTGTTGCACTTCCAAGAAACGATACATTGCCTGATCCAGCAAAGTGTTGGCTCATGGTGCCGCGAACTTCACCAAGAACGGTCGCCGTGGTGGCTACTGCCATCGACAAGATACCGCCTTCAGGGAAGTCAATCGTCGTTGTGGCCGGAATGCTAAGACTCAGAGAACTGGATGCAGTCCCGGTGGGCCAAATCAACGTGATCGGTTTCGTCTGGCCTGTGAACACGTCACTCGCGATGGTTTGCGCCCCCTGTAGGTTACTACAATCCACAATGCCGCCGGTGGAAGGCAGCAGCGCCGCAGCCGCCGTGAACTTCGCCCCAAAATTGGCTCCCGTCACGCAATACTGACGATTATTGAGAGACGTGATCGTGGCGAGTCCGTTCACGATGAGCTGACCGAGGTCGTAAACGTTATCCCGCGTCCAGATGGCCGCGCCTACCGCGGTGCCATTGCATGTGTTTCCAGTCCCTGCCGCATACAGGATGAACTTGTACGATCCGCCGCCGCTTCCGCTCAGATAGACCGCCGTGGTGGTGCTGCCGTTGGTGGTAGGCTGTCCAAGCGCGTTGAGCGTGATGGGATTCGGAAGCACGCTCGCGAGTGCGTTATCGCTGTAGGTGGCCTGCCAGGTCGTGGTGGTTCCCGCCTTGATGGTACAGAGTTTAGCCGAGGCAGCCACCGCTCCAGAGGCATTGAAGAACTGCGGAGGAAGCGCGGGCGCGAGTGCCCCGCTGTTCTGGGCGGAGGCCGGGCGGCCTGCACTGAGAATGACCGTGATACCAACCAGCAGCCTAAAAATCGGGATCATTCGCATAGCACGCTTCAATGGCATCTCGAACCTCGCGGAGCCGGTCTCGAAGCGCAGCGCGCTTCTGCTCGTTCTTGACCGCAATCAACAAAATTTGCATAAGACTGCTGATGACTAAGCGTTCCCACATGGCTTATTCCTCGTCTGCTGGAGGCAATGGAGACTGCTTCAGATACAGCACGGCGCCCATGATGGCGCCGCCGATGGCCGCCCCGCTTACCTGCCCCAGGTCGATGTGATCCGCGCCGGCAGCCGCCGAGCCCGCGATTGCCCCGATGGTGGTGGAGGCACTCGAAATCACCGCGGCCAGTAACCCATGTAGCCATTTCTTCCACTTCTTCATGAAATAACCTCCAGATCGTGATCGCCGCTGGACCACATCCGATGGCGGACCATGCGGCCCAGAATAATGCATCCTTGGCTGGCGGACCCATCGATGGAGTCGCCGTGGATCAAGAATCCTGAACGTCCACACATGGCGTTGTCCATGGACGGCTTCAGCCCGATCACATAAGGTCCGTGAGTATGCGTGTCCCGCGGCGCCTCCATGTGGTAGAGCCCGCGAGGAATCGGCCCTTTGTTGTGTACATGCTGCATGGCGGGATCGTTTTTACACTCACCCGCGCCGGAGTATCCGCGCGACAACTCTTCATCATCGTGTCGCAACTGTCCCGTGGACTGAGCATAAAACCACATCATTCGTAATCCTTCAACGTGCGCGGATATCGGTTTTCCGTGATGCGCCTATACTTCGCTTCGGCCAGGTCGCGTGCCTTCACGATGTCGCCGGCAATGTCCGGATTCGCCCGGATAGCCGATGGATGCCTCTGAATGCAGCCCTTCAAGTCTTCGGCCAAATTACGTAGATCCTCGGGATCACTTTTCATGGTCGCTCCACAACGCGTTCGACAATTTTCATGAACTTTCCGTGACTGTCGAGAAGGTCATCCATCTTGCACTCCAGACGTTTGAAAAACTGAACGATGTGATACACCGTCACGATGGTCGATGACAGTAGCCCGCACATTGCGGCAATCACTGTAATACGGGTGAGTACTTCCCATGCATTTTCAGTCAAGAGATCCACTCCATAGCACCCTTCTTTTCGTCATACAACCGCCCACATCATGCAGGCATGCTTTTGCGCTTTACCGTCCTCCGATGATGCAGCCGCCGCCACCGCCCGAGATCGCAGGGTTCGTGTCGATGATCAGACCCATCGGGATGAATTGATTCGCGGTTTCCGTGAACGAACCAGGAGTCGCGCCGTTGACGTAGGTCACCGGCCCAGCCGAGGTCTGCACATCGGCAGGCGGGGAATTTCCGATGCTAACGTAAGTTCCGCCGGTGGAGTTGGAGCCTGGCTTGATCACCACGTCAATATCCGTGCCGCCTGGAAACGTGACTGGGGATGCAAAGAAGCCGCTGAGATTATTGCCTTTAGAAAAGAGATCCTTTGTAACAGTGTCGAGCTGCGATGCGCCATTATAGACTTCAACCGTGGTGGTGATCGTTGTTGTGATGCTAGTGTTCACGGTCATCCCCGAGACAATGACATCTTCATCGAAGTTGTATCGGGCACCACGATAGTTCGTGTTGCTCGTGGAGTTAGCAGAAGCCACAAACGGATTGCCAATAATCGTTCCATCGCCGAATGCAATCACGCCATGAGGGGCAACGGTAGTGCTCTGGCATGTCGGGTCAGTCGTGATGCCGTCCGTGGTCGTACAACTCCGGAAGTAATCTCCGTAAGTTGAGCCGGTCAATCTCGATATGATTGAGCGAGTCGTGATCGTGAAATTATTACTTCCCGGTGTCGCCGTGTCGTTCTTGACGATTAGGAAATAATTCTGCCCTGCCGTGAGCGAGACCGATGCGATCGTGTAAGTCAACCAGGACGCCGACGTACATCCAGAGGCGGAGGTATTGGAGGAACTCGCCAGCGGACTCGCTCCAGCTTGCGGCCGCTGCGGATCTCCAGTTGTTGCGCTGGCGTAGATGTCCATTGACGAACTGCTTGGCGTTCCAGACGCCGCCGTGCAATAGACATAAAAAGTGAGCGCGGCATTGGTTTGCGAGACTGGAGAGTTAAAGATAAAGACTCCGGCATCGCCTGAAGTCTCGTAAACAAAAGCGGAGTCAAGGGCTAGCGTTGTTGTGGATGCAATATTCTGAAATCCAAAAATGAAATTGGTATTATTGCTCCACTTTCCGATACCCCGTATCGGGATGGACCACGTCAGAACGATCAATAAAAACACTGCCAGTTTCTTCATCGTCGAACCGCCGTTCTCTTCTGCTCGGTCAGCGTGAATGTCTCATCTTTCACATTGGGGAGTCTGGAGTCTGTCTTGAGCTTCTCCGCCAGTACAAACTTCAGCCGGGATTCCCAGCCATCGCCTGAATCTGGAGTCTGGACATATTCCCGTACTTCTTCGATGCCCCGCCAGAATACGAGCCCAAGGCCGTCCTGGTCGCGGACATGGATCGCACCGTCCGCGCTGCGGGTAATGGTTAATTGAAGTTCCACGCTAGGCTCGGTGGTCTGGAACAACGCAGGGACGAAGAATGCCGCCATGGAAAGGTAGAGAATGTGTTTCCTCACCGCACCACGTACTTTCCGCCGCCTGAGGTCTGATTGGCGGCGCTCAAGAAAATGCACACGTTGTCTCCATTGACCGTCGTTTGGGCAAATGAGGACGTGCCGTTGCCCAGAGCGATGCCTCCATTGGCCGAGAAATTCCAGCCCGTCGCGGCGGTAGCACCGCCGGAGGTTCCGGGCACGGCAACCGTGGTGGAAGCGCACACGCTTCCTGTGCCCGCCACGATGGCGATATTCGTTGCGGCCGCAACGACGACGTTGAGAGAGCACAGATAGACGCGCTTGCTGGCGGTGCCCGTGATGATCTGCGCGTTGGCGGTCGTCGAGATGTTGAAGAAGGACGCTGTTTCGCTCTGGCAGGGATCAATCAAGGCGACGTTGGTGCCATCGTGCTGGATCGACGCCACGCGCTGAGCGCCAGTGGCCGTGCCCACGCCCGTCGTGACCGTCGCGCCATTGACCTGAGCGAGATTGAAGGGCTCGTTGTCTGGGAACGTCCCAACCGTGACGGTGGGCGTGTTGGAGATCGACACGCTCGGAGCGGCCGTGAGGAAGTTCACGTTGACCGTCGCGCCGCTCACATCGGCGCACAGCTTGCCATTCGCGTCTACTGTGGCTGGAGCGCGATTCCCTGCGCCAGGATACGGCGTGGGCGGAGTGCCGCAATTAGCCACCACAACCGTCGGATTCGTGTTCTGTCCATAAGCGAGGTCCGCCATGGACAACAGCAACAGTAGAGCCGCGATGATAGCAGCCCATTTGGTGAGGCGAGAGAACGCTTGGTTCGTCACGGCACGCGAGCATGTCTCCTGAAGCGTCTTCAGGTTGGCATTGGAGGCATGGAGCTTGCCTTCAATCTCAACCAATTTCGTATGCATTCCGACCAGTCCCGCATTCAGCCGCGTTTCGACCTGCTCGACCTGCCGCGAGAGCTTCTCCAGCGCATTTTCATGCTCGCCATGGGAAGCGTCAATCTTGCTTTGATGGGCTTGTTGCGACTTGAGTAACTGATCCTGCTGAAGAAGAATCTGAACGGGAGTAGAGTCCTTCCGCCGTTCCGGCTGCTTCTCAGACGTGAGGCATCGGAAGGCTGCCGCATCCTCGCGCTCGCCGACCGGCCTACGCTGAACCTTGCTCAGTTGTCTGCGGTAGTCTTCCTCAGACAGCGTGAATTCTTCATATTCCGCGATGACGTTGAACGCAGCGTCTTGAAGCCATGTGCGTAACTGCGGCGTATTCTTGTAGATCATGAGGCGATCCCGCGGCCTGTCCCTGTGCCGGAATCCAACGCGGCACTTCCAATGGTTTCTCCAGCGACGTATACCGCCGGACCCAGAGTCAATTCTTCATCCATCTGCAGCGCGAAAAACGCTGCCCCTGGACCGTAAAAGTTCCAGGCATGGCCGACCGGAGGTTTGAGTCGTATCGTGACAACCCCCGATGGAAAGTCCTGCGGAAGCACAATGGCATCCGGACTCCCGGAACTATCGAAATCGAAGCTGAATGGAAATCCTTGCATGATTGTTTGGCGTCTACTGTTTGCCGCGCACCGCGATATTGATCGCATTCGATGCGCTGGCCGTCGCGCTCATTCCATTCGTAAACGTGATTCCTGTTGGCCAATCCAAAGTCAAATTGGAATTCGCCGGAATCGAATACGCGCTTACCGCCTGCGTCCCGGCGGAATTCGCAATCGTCAACGTGATTGCTCCCGCTGTCGTATTGTTGGCGTAAATCTCCTGAACCAGCGTGGTCGTGGACGTAATCGTCGTGGTTGTGGATACTGAGACAATGGGAGCCAGCCCATATTCGAAGTCGGTCGTGTAGCCCGACATGGCCGGAGTTGTCCGCACTTTTGCCCCGTCGTTGATCGTGATTGTGGCTCCGCTGCCGCCTACGAGTTCAACCTGGAGGTTGCCATCGCTATCCACATTGAGCGCGGCTACAGCCTCGGAGTTGCCCACCACTCCGCCCACCGGCGGCGCTCCTGCCCGCTGAAACATGGCGTTGGCGGTTACAAGGAAGCCGCAGAACACAACACACAGGACGATATATTTGGTTTTCATGGTGAACCTATAAAAATTGGCGGCTTCGGTAGTCGAAGGTTCCGCCCTCTGTTTGGATCCCGTCGGTACTGGAGATCTGCCGCGGCTGCGCGTTGAGACTTTCGAAATCCGCGCGGGCATGCCGCGCCTGCCGCTTCAATTCTTCCAGGTCCGTCCGTTTCGGGAACGCCAGCCATGCCGCTTCGGCGAGCGATAATTTCAACGCTCTCTCCAGTCCTGGAGGCAAATTCAACGTGGTGGCGATATCCGCGATCGCGACCGTCTCCAGTTGATTCCACCACCACAGACGAATCTGATAGGCCGTTTGTGTCGGTGAGGCGTAGTACGGATAGATGATCCCGTTTGGGGTGGCCGGCTCGTAATAGATCGCAATGGGCCATGACCCCGATTGCCCTGGAAGCGCGAGCAACGTATATTCCGGCCAGTTCCACACAGGAATGTTGATGAAGCTGTTTGGCGTGGTGTCGGTCAGGACGATCTGGGCCGCCTCGATGCGTACCGGACGGTCCCCGGCAGATACCACAAAGTTAGCGCCGTTGGCGGCCGTCCCGATGGTGTAGCTGGCCTGGGCGGTGGTAAACGTGAACGATTGGAACCGCGTGAAGTATGCTTTCTTGGCGCGTGTATTGAACTGTCCGAGAAGGTCGTTGTACTCCCCCAGCAAGAATTCCGTGTCCTCGCCGCTCGGCGCAGTCTCGCCCGCGCCGAGCGCCCCGAGTTTACGCATAGCGGCGGTCAGGATGCTAAGAGTCGTTGGCAACGCCCCAGGCATTTACTTGGACGCCTTCTCGCGCAATACCTGAAGGATCTCGTTGAGAGTGTCTTGCATTCCATCGACGCGCTCTTCTAACGCATCCAGGCGTGTTCCGGCGGTGCCGGTCGCCACAGTGCGCTCCCGCGCCTCAGCGGGCACGATGGCTGGCCGGACATGAGTGTGGCCGGCTTTCAAAAGCCGCTTCTCTTCGGCTTTGGCCGCATCCCAATCGCAGAATCCATTCTTGTCGAAACCGCCCGCCGGGACGACGCCCCCTCTGGCGTCATACATAGCCTTGGGATATTCCTGCAGCGGGATATTCCGGGAGTCCGGGTTCCAGCCCAACGCAGTGAGTTCGTTTTCCTCTTTTGCGGTATTCACCCATCGGGGCAAATGCCGGTCCATGAACAAGGGAACCGGATAATTCTTCTGTGTCGCATTCAACATCATTGGCGTGCTCCTGGGCAGGCAATCCGCCGGATGTCCGCATCCGTGCGCGCCGCCCGATAAAAATAGGAATCAGATTCCAGTTGCGCTCCAATCCCGCAGAGCGCAACCGCTTTTTCAAAGTACAGACGAGATTTGCCAGTAAATCCGGCGCCGTCTTTTCCTGTGGATAACTCAATCAACTGAAGCGCCTCCATGTGACGCCCTTGCACATTCCACAAATGCGCCAGACTGATGATGGCGGGTCCAAACGCGGGGCTGAGCCCCAGCGTGGCTTCGAAGGCCCGCTCCCCCGCGAGTGTGTGCCCGGTCGAGATGAGGAGGTTCCCGAGGTTGGTCTGAGCGCTTGCCAGCATGTCCCGGTATAGAAACGCCTGCTGCGGTGACGCCTGCATCTTGGCATGCGCCAACGCCATGGCGAGTTGGTAGCCATCAAATGCCCGCTGCAAGTTCCCGCTGAGGTGGTAGTCCCTTGCGAGGTTAAGCGCTGCCCGCGGCGATCCGGGCGACTTGGCCGCCGCATCCGCCCACAGCGAACGTTCGCTGCGCCACACATCATTCCGCGCAATGGTGCACGCCACCAAGATGCTGATGAGCGCGGTAGCGGCATATTTCATTGCGTACTCCCGAGAATGATCAGTCCCGATGAAGTGTCCACGCTCAACGTGCAGCCTGGAACCTTCGGGATTGCTCCCCCATACGGATCGTCCCCAAAAAGTAGGCTGCACCCTAGCGCAAGTGCAGCCCAGAGACTAATGCGCCCGGCGCGTAAACCAAGCGTTGTTTCCATCCGTGTACAGATGGACACCTCCAAAACTAGTGGCGCCGCCGACGATGATGCTGGCTGCCGATCCGTTGATACTGCCGCCCGCGCTTGGAGCGATGGTCAGCGAATGCGTCCCCGTGATTTCCAACTGCGCGATGTACTCTTTCCCGACCCAGCCCGTCAAGGCGGGCAAGGTGAGAGTCCCATTGACGTTGGTGTTGTAACCGATAATGTAATCGGTAGGCAACGCCGTGTAAGTCGTGGCGGTCACGGCGAGCTTCTTATACGGACGCTGGCTGGCCGCCTGCCGGTTGTTGACGCTGCTCCATCGGCCCGTTGTGGAATTCGCGGCTGTCGGAGACCCCTGCGGAGGCGACAAAATACAATCGGAAATATCCCCCGTCGATGGTGTGATGACCGGAAGGAACTGCTGCGAGGTGCGCGTACACTGGCCCCACGGAACCGTGCTCACGAATACCCCGTAGGCCGTTCCCGTATTCACGTTGAACGAACCTACCGTGCCGTACCAAACGGTTTCTCCGATGGCATGCGGAACAGCAGTGCCGTTGGTGGCCCGGCGGACGGTGAGCGTACTGCCTGAAATCGAGGCAATTTGCATCTGTTCGCCTGGTCCCGCACCTCCGGCATGGTGCAGGAATGTGTGCGTGCTGCTCGTACTGGCGGACATGCCGGACGCGCTCACGACCGTCAAAATATTTTTCTGCGCTCCGCCGGCCAGGGCGGCCGATACCGACGTGGATGTGGTGGTGGTCTGGGCAATGGCTGGCGCGGATCCAAGAACCAACGCCACCATGCAGCACAGAATCCTGGTGAAATGCTTCATAATCCTTTCTCCTATTCTGCGGGGCAAGAGTTTGAACCCTCGCCCCTTGGTGAAGTTAGCTCAAGCTGGCCACGCGTACCGCCGCGCGGTCGCCGTACAGTGTCCCGAAGCCGCCTAGGAAATCGAGACGGTTGATCTGGGTCCGGTTCTCGCCCTCAAACATGCTGATGATCGCGATGCTGAGCCCCGTATTTTTGTCCTTCTTCTGGACCGCCATTTTGACGTTGCCGCCTTCCTTGGGCATCATGAGTTCGACGCCCGCGATGGCAAATGCCAGTTTGTTGAACGCCAGACCGCACATTCCCGTGGACGCCGCGCCATTGGTGATGGTGGTTCCAGGCCAGAAGGTCACGGCGGCCAGTGCGCCTGGCAACGCGTCCACATTCTGATACGGAGATCCAGGACCCACGATGGCGGGATAGATGTTCAGAGACACCACCGAAGCCGCGCCGGTAGCATTCGTGAGCACCACAAACTGACGCTCGGTGCCGGTGGAGACCTTTGTACGCGGGTTGACATAGTTCGCACCGACACTGATGATGTCGCCGCGTAAAAACGTGTCCCCCGTGGTGCAGTTCAGGTTGAGCGTAGATCCGCTCTGGCCCGCTCCGTTTACGGTCACGCTGGTCTGGGTCGTGATGACGCCGGTGGTATGCCGGTGGCAATACATCGACTCAAACCAGTCGTACCCAGCGGCCCGCCCCATACTGCCTTCCTTGTACTGCTGGGAAATCGCGTCGGTCGGGTTGAACTGGGTCAACTGGTTCGCGATCATTGTGCGCATCATAGCGGGAGTTACCGCCATGACGTTTTTGTTGCGCGCGAAAGTGGCTAACTCCACCATGCGCTGACGGGCAGTGGCATAAGTCGTCCACGCCGTTGGGATGGCTCCCAACGTACCCACCACGTTGGGTGTGTTAAAGAACGCGTAGTTCATGAACCGCAGTTCGATTTCACTGGCAAGCTGACCGACGGCGGGCCGGATATACTGCTCTGAAATCTCGTCCTGGCTACGTTCCAATTCGAGCGCTTCTTCGATGGAATCGTATCCAAACCCGATTTGCATGGGCTGGTCGATGGTGATGTTGGTCGTGAGCCGGTTGATCCCCTGCGGATTGTAGGCAAACCCATCCGTAACGAGATATTCCTGCGGAAATTTGACGCGGACGGTATCGCCTACCGCAAATTTCTTTTTGAATTCGTCCTGGTAGCCGTAATTGGCGTACCCGGCGGCGGCCAGCATGTTTTCAAGAAATCGCAAACATTCCATGCCGACCCAATCGGTTGTGGCAAAAGATCCTGCTACTGGAGGCATTTACTGAGACCCTCAGATGCGAATGCCAGCCCTTTCCAAATCCTTCCGATTCCGGATGCGGTTGAACGCTTCCTGGTTATTGTTCGCTACCGCGGCGGCCTCATCGTCGCCAATCACGTTGGCACGGTTCTGAGGCAAACTAACTTCGGATGTGGGTTTAGGCAGGCTATTCTTGGGTTTCGGGGCCGTCTTGAAGGATTCGGCAATGCGGTCGAATTCGACGCGGGCTAACGCGCGGGCTTCTCCAATGCGGATAGCGAGATCAGCGTCCTGCTTGGCTGCTGCCAGCATTTCCGCGTAATTTCGCCACGATCCGCCTCCCGGTTTAGGGATGCTGGTCAGTGATGCGATGCGCTCGGCCACCTTCACGTTTTTACCGAGATGGTAGGCTAGGTCAGCGAAGTCGGCGCGGTCTTGAATTACCGCAATCGACACATCCGACGCGGGAACAGCCTCGTTAAAGGCAACCGCGTCGAAGTCATCCTTGTATTTCGCCCGTCCTGCCGCAATGCGTTCAGTCAACGTCTGGTTGACGGCCTCGGTCTGCCGCGATTGTGTTTCGCGGGCAAACCGCTGCTCCATCTTCCAGTCTTGGTACGCCTCAAAGTCCGATTCGTACTGACGGACGGCCGCATTCCAGGACTTCACATCATCATACGCATCAATATCGGGAAACTCGGGTTTCTTCGGAGCTTGTCCCGGTGCTGGAACTGACGTCTCCTTCACGGCAGGCGTCCCCGGTGCTGAATTCCGGGTCTCAGCTAATTGACGCTGCAAGAGATCGCGTTCCGCCTCGGCACGCTCCGCGCGAGTGCGCTGCTTGGAGAGTTCCGCCCTCAGTTGCGGGGCATATTTCGGGTTATCCTTCGGTGTCGGCTGTGTTCCACGTGGAACGGGCTCTGAATCCGTCTCGGTTTCGCCAGCTTCCGGTTCGGAAGGCGGCTCAGAAGGCGCCGGTGACGAAGCGGCAGGTACGTCAGAATGCGGTTCGGCCGGCGCCATCTTCGCTTCCGCTTCATCCAGGCGCCCCGTCATGCGGTAATGCATGCGGGCCTCACCCTGAAGATTCGCTACACGGTCTTCGAGTGACGGCGCGGAAGGCTGTTCGGTGGCTACAATCGGCTCATCGGGCATGTAGGTGCTCCAAAGAAAACGGGCCGTTTCTGCCTGTTCGAACAGAAACGGCCCGTTTGTTACTCTATGGTTCTACCAGCGGGCCGCTAAGCCCGGATAGAAAGGTTGTCGATTGCGGAGGAGCGATTCGAACGCCCGTCCTGTTGGGTATGAGCCAACCGTTCTACCAACTGAACTACTCCGCTACAAAATATTGTATGCCGCCTGTCAATCTATTCCTGTGTGGCGGCCGTCTCGCGGTCACGATCCGACTGCTCTGCAGCCGCGCGCCGCGCGCGTTCCGATTCCGTCTCGAGATGAGCGAGTTCTTTGTCGCGGGCTTCGCTGGCATGTTCCAATTCGGCCATTTTTGTTACACCTGCCGTTGTGGCGCGTACCCGCTCGATGAGCAACTCGATATTCTTCAGCTCCCGCTGCGCGTCGATCTTCATCTGTTCGAGCTGGATCTTGGTCTCGTTATCCTGTGCGGAAATCCGTTCCTGAGATTCCGACTTGACGCGCTGCGCCTTGATGTCCTCTTCCAACTCCATAATGCGCCGCTCCAACTGCTTCGCGTAGCCATCGAGCGACTTCACGGCCTCCTGTGCCTGTTGCATGGCGGCGTGCGCCTCCGGAGGCATAGGCGCGCCTTCCTCCTTGTTCATGGCCTTGTACACGTCGGGATACTTCGCGGCGATGAGCGCATCGAAGACTTCTACGATTTCATCGCCATACTCGCCCAGGCCGCGCATTTTGGCGGCGCCACGCAACGCGACCAGCGTAATCAGCGGATCGCCGGACACCTTGACGAGTTCATCCGCGAATTCTTCCTGTTTGTCTTGCAAGGTCTGGTAGCGCTTGCCCGTACCGATCGCAATCATGTGATTCCCGCGATATAGCGGCGGTACCATTTTGTGCCGCCCGAACTTGTCACGGATGCTGAGCTGCTCTTGATCCGCCTCAATCAACGGGAGGATGCGCTGCAAAATGCGGTATTGCCGTTCTTGTGCAACCTGGAGCGCTCCGAAGTAGTGCGCGGATCCCACCGACATTTCTTCCTTGAGTGACTCTAAAGCCTTGCCGCTCTTCGCGCTCCGGTCTTTTCGTTCGGTGGCGGACATGCCCAGGGAGTTCTGAATGCCCCGCAGCACGGAATCCTTGGCGAGTTCGAGGAACTGAATCCCGCTGACGTCGTATTGTTCCAATATCGGTGCGGGGTTGGCCTGTCCGGTCTCGGGGTTGACGGTAGGCTTATATTCCTTCGTGGACGTGATACTGCGCGGATTCCAGTTAGTCGACGTATCGAACGAGCCTTCCGCGCCGAGCCGTGCCGTGCGCGGAGCCAGCGCCATGGTCTCCTGACTCTGGGAGATGACGTAATCGTACAGCAATTGCCCTACGCGGCCCTTACGGACAAGCGAGTCAATCACCCGTACGCCCTTCTCGTACTTAATGCGCCCCGTAACGAAAATTACGGGAATCTCAGGTGGATAGGCTTCGCCGTCGCCCGGATCGATCCATTCCGTTTCGTTGAGCGCTTCGACGCCGTCGAAAATGGTCTTCAGGACCCGTCGCCGCGACTCCTGGCGTCGTTCAACCACTTCACCCGGCAATGCCTTTGTGCCCGATTCGAATTCATCCGTATAGGCTTGAACCTCGCCTTCAGGGGTGGCGATCCGGAGCAATTCCCGCTCGTCCTCCTCGAGATGCCACAATGCCGCAACCTGGACCGTGGTATCGTCAACCCATTGCGGGGCGCTCGCCCGCCATCCTTCGAAGTTGCGGATAGCTGCTTTGGGCCACGTCCTCCGGAATTCCTCATGCGTCATGCGGTCCAGTTCCCAGCAGCGCCGCATGTCTTGCCCGGCCGCTTTCTTGAAGAATCCCGGGATGACGGACTTCGGGTCCTGGATTTCCTCGATACAAACCTTCTGGGAACCGTCGCTACGCGGGGCCGTTTCGAGTTTCCATGCCCCAAACGAACACTTAATGGCATTGCCCGCCGCCCGGAGATACGCAATCTGAGCGCGTTCTTCGTACTCGATATTCCGGATGCGCCCTTCGAGGAATTCGGCGGAGTCTTCGTCGGCGCCATCGCCTAGCGGCTGCGCCTCTACCCCCATGGGGTTCAGTTCGATCTGGTTTTCGACCTGATTGCAGTAAGGCGTGATGACATCTTCATGCAAGCATGGCCGCTTATGCGGGCCGCTCGTCCGCGCCCGCCATTCGTCTTGAGGCCACGGGCCCGCCACGCTGCCATCTCCCTTATCGGTCGAAATGCACTGAAGATCGGCATCGATCTGCGCCATGACGGGCTGCCATGCCTGGAGATCTTCGTCAAACATCTGGCGGATGGCTTTGATTTTCTCTGGAGTGTACTTGCGTTTGAGCTTGGATTGTTCGGCGTCAGTCATCGCTTTTTCGCGTCCGCCATGCTCTTACGGCCGCGCCGCGCAGCATTCAACGCAATCGCGGCAGCCTGATTGGGCGGACGGCCGCTTCCGCGCAGTTCTGCGATGTTCGCGCTGATGATTTCCTGACTCGTTCCTCGCTTAAGCGGCATATTTACCTGAAATGATTATCTACGCGCTGTCAACTAAAACGGACACACCGGCCGACATTTACCGGGAAGCGTTACCCCGCAGCCCGCACACTCCACGTCAAACCTGATTTCATGTCTGACCGTTTTTTTGCGCCCCACTGCTTTCGATTTCGGAATAAACCGGGATAGAATCGCGCCGCACAGAACCCCCCAAAATGGACGACGCTTCATGCCAGGACGATCCTCGATTGATCCAGTTTCGACGGACACCGGGGCTTGCTGAACCGGATGAACGGAAGGCAATAGCGAAACATCTGCTCGCGCTTTTCATAGTCGTCAATCTGGAGTAGAAACGTGTCGAGGGCGGCTTGGTTGGGAAGCTGCTCCACAATCAGGCGAACTTTCGTGGCCACTTCCAGATTGTTCGCGTAGGCCGCCTTATCGCGTATCCGGCGGGACTCTTTACGGTTCAGTCGCGTCTTTGGCATGATTGATGTCCAGTTCCCGCATTCTTGGATGTTCCATTCCCTTTCGGGCTTCGGCCTCTTCCACCATGATTTGCATCTGCATGTACGCTGGCTCAAAGAAGAGTTCCATGGCCATCTTTGGAGGGCAACTAAAATCAGATAGCTGTATGCCCACCTCAACCCAGCCCGTCTTCCCGTCGCCAAAATCGAAAATCAGCTTAACGCGGTTCGTATTGGCGGTTGCGGCTAACAGTTCGTCAGAATTTGACATATTCCGTCACTTCCACCGGGATTACCATCCATTGAATATAATTGCGCTCTTTGCGTTCTTCAAGATTTGCGCCAGTCTTCCATTTACCAAAGCCCCGCCCCGCAAGCAATCTGCCGCAACGCGCGCAGTTCTGAACATCGTCAACAACGGGTCCGGTAAGATGTATTATCGAACGGCCGGGAGACAACACCACTGGAGCGATACGGCCTTTCATGTCGGGACATTCGCCTAGATTGACTCGCTCGTTCATGACAAAATTGCCTGGATCAGCCCTTCCCGGATGCAGCGGCAATCGGCGCCGTATTCCGGAAGCGCCGGGAATTCAAATGCGGGCCAGTAACAGAGCACGCGCGAGCCTACGGACACGTCCACGGGCCTCCGCGTTCCGTCTTTCTTTCGCACCCCCGGACCTACGGCCAACACGACGGCTTCATACAATTCATGCGCCTGACGTTTGGCACCCTCGGGAATGTGAAGCCGCTTCGACGCGCTCAGGCGCTCGGGCTTTTCGAGTCGCACCAGGATGTTGTCATGCAGCATGCGGGGAAACGCGCCAACCTTCATGATTCACGCCCTTCCACTGGCTTGTAACTGGCCAGTTCCGCCGCAGCATGCCGCTCCTCGATGATCCGTTCTTCTGCGGGAGTCAATTCACCATGCCAATATGCCGCGCACAGGCGCCGGAACGAGCCATACCTTGCAAGAAGTGTTTCCAGTAAGATTCGTACATTCTTAGCACTTTCATCTCTGACAACCGTTCGATAAATATGGCCGGTACATTGGGTGTCACACGTCGAACACGGAGAACGGAAAAATCTCTGTGTCTTCGGATCAAACGTTTCATGGATTTCGCTAATCATGCTTGCGTTTTACCACGTTTTGGGTAAAATGTCCCCGTACACTTCACTGTGTGATTCTCCTTCCGCATGAAGGGCGCCTCTCCTCCGGGGCGCCTTTTGTGCTTTATAGCAGCAGCGTGTGCTCCTCGATGAGTCTTTCCAAGAAATACACTTCAATGCGCCAGATTTTCCACCACTCATGCCTCTGCTTTTGAGTGCCGCACCATCGTTCGGCCTTGGCGCTTCGCAGACGATCAAGAATCAATTCTTCGATCGGTGTCATTCCTACACCTAGCACTGCCTGAATATCTCGTTGGGAGTGCAAATCGTATATTCGCCGCGCCATCGTTTCAACGGACAGCAAAAACCATCGTAGCGATGAGTCATCCAGTTCCAGGTCATCTGCCAACGCCGTGGCATTCAAAAATGGCCGTAATTGGGCAAGGATTTCTTCTTTCATTATGCATGTCGTATTCTGTTGCACGCTTATCCCCATGGCCCCACGTGATCGACCACCTTCCGGCGGCCCCTCTGCTCATCATCCGCGATGCGGGTCCGCACGGGAGCATACCGCGTTAATGCGAGCGCGTCCAGTTCGTCCGTGGACCGCTTCAAGCGCTTCCGGATGAGATCCTTCTCCTCGAACTGCAACGGGATCGTCTTGATCTTCTGAATGTTTTTCAAGTCGCCTTCCAGGTTGCGCGACGTCCCGATCCCCGCGCCCGCCTCCATGTACTCTCGTACCCCCCGGATCATCTGTGACCGGATGTTGCGGTCCATGCGTGGATCGATAGCATGGCCACCGAAATTCACCAGGGTCACATGCTTGTACCCCAGTTCCCCTAGCCTTCGCGCAATCACATTCGCGCTGCCCGCGGCATCCAGGAACATGTGCGACACCTTCATGCCCACCGGCGCGCCGGCTGGCTTGAACGTCTTATCGAGCATGTCCGCCAGCACCCCAATCATGTAATCCGGGTTGCGCGTGCGCTCGCCGCTCACCTCGATACCTTCCAGCGACCACGCATCCAGTCCGTGTGCAAAGCAGATGCGCGTGGGGTCCGACCCACCCCAACTTAAATCCACACCCGCGATGAGTGCATCTGAATACAGGCCCCGCGGTCTGGACTTCTGCGCAGTCGCTATCAGCTCGTTCGGGAAATATTGATCCAAGCTCGACTTTGGCGGCAGTCCCAAGTGCCACACGCGCACGTAGTCCGAATCGATCCCGTAATGCTCAATGGCTTCGGCAATTTCGTCCTTGTTGGGAAACCTGCACGTTCGCGCGTCGATGGACTTGGCCTTCCATGTCCCGAAGGCATACCGGCCTTCCAATGAATCCGCGAAAAAGCCTGTCGCCATGGTGGGATTGCCGCGCAGTAGGGCGATGGGCAACCCGGTCGTGAGACCGCTGATGGCCACTTCCGCGATCTTGTCGGGGATTTCCGACGCTTCGTCGAAGATGATCACGTTTGCGCTGCCCAGGTTCTGCTGGCCCGCGCTGGCCTGCGGGTTTTCCAGGTTCCAGGTCACGGGCACGGCAAACCAGCTATCCCGCGCGCCGACGCGGTAGATGATGGAGGAATTTGCCTCGAACCAATGCGCCACGATGCTGCGGCGCAGCCACTTCCGAATCTCCGGCCACGTGCGGTTGGCGAGCTGATCGCCGCTATTCGCCATGACGGTGATCTTGGCGTCCGGCCACGCTGCCAGGATGATGGTCACCGTCATGCCCACGTCCGCGCTCTTACCAATGCCTCTCCCGCTCCCCACGCTCCTCAAAATCTTGCGAACCGAATTGACCCCGTCGAACCCGGTCGCCCGCATGTCCTCGCCCAGTTCGCGCAGTTCGCGCAGTTGCCACGTGTCCGGCGCCTCGATGCCGGCCAGTTCGTCTTCGCCCCAGGGCCACAGCATCCGCGCGAGTCGGTCGGGATAGTACTGATGTTCGGCGATGAGGTTGAGAAGATCGGTGTCGGGATTCACGCTCACCGGAATAGGGTCTCGGCCGCGAGGAACAACACGGCGACCCCGATCACGGCTCCCACGCCGATGAGGATGTTGATCAGCGAGGAGCGAAGTTTCATCATGGCCTGAAGTGCGGATCTGGTGAGATTAGTTGTGCCTGCCAACGCGCGATGTCGTAGACCAAGTACAGGTTCCATGCCGAGACGCAGACCCAGGCCACGACAAACAGCACAGTAAGAACCTGTAACAATTTCGTCATCAGCAGAACCCGAACGGGCACACCGGCCGGCCTACCGGATCACACGCCACACCGGCGCGAACACAATCCAGGTCCGGGCCTCCGCAGCGGGCAAGCGCGAACGACAGCATTACGACAACAATGAGTTTCGCGATCATCCTTCCCTCCTACATCTTGTGGTGCTTTTTCGCAGGTTTACATAATGGTCATTATGCGACATGGCCCGGCTCTACAGGTTGTGGTGCAGCTTCCGGGTCCGAAGTGGCCTCCGGCGCCGGCGACACATCTATAATGTCAGATCCTTCCGCCAGTGCCAGGCGCCGGCGGGCCCCAGCCACGCGACGCGCCTCGTCTGCCGTCACGACAGTGATGTTGACGTCGGCCTGTTGCTGCTTAACAAACGCATCGACAGGCTTGAGCCGGCCCGCTAGCTCGATGATTTTGAGCAAATCCGCTCGCTCGATCTCGATCTTGTAGCGCACCGTGTCGCCGCCCTCGGTCCGCTCTCCGTCCGACACCGCCACCGGAGTGATGCGGATTTTACCCGCCAACCCCTGGCGCCAGATCGCCGGCCACTGTGCGATGGGTTTGTACCGCAGCTCCTCCAGCGGAGCATCGGGATTGAGCACGATGTCGCTGAGATCCGCGTCATGCATGCGCGACAGCGTGAGCCACGCATCGTGTGCGTCGATGCCGGCATCCTCGATGATCTGCTCCACCTCCACGCGCGCGTCCTGGATCTCGGCCAAGTCGCGGTAGACTGTGCGCCAGGTAATGTGAAGCTGCTTAGCGATCTCCTTTTGGGACATGCCAGCACAATGTAGCATGAGCACGCGTTCCTTCCGCTTCGCGGCTGCGCGGCGCCGATACTCGCCCCCGATTTGGCCCGCTTGGCTAGGTGTCGTGATCATAAATATTTTGGTGTCCAGGTCAATCTTATCTGAAACTGGAACAGGGAATCAATAAGGTACCGCGCTGAAGCGCTCGGCATTCGAAACTTGATATTCTACACCGCGTGGAGTTCCGCCTCCGGCTACCGCCCCGAGGCTAGCCGACTCTCAGCGATTCGGCAGCCTTTGAAGTGGAGTAGCTTGTCGGGTTCGTCTCGGCTTGTGCCGCGCGCGAGAATGATTGAATCGGCGCGATCGTGTCAAGAAGTTTCTGACTTTCCTGCGCTGGCGCGGGTCTTGTATTAGAAATTCTAATACTGCACGCCGATTTTGGACTGGCGACTTATACAAGAGTAGCATTCGATGGTTTCAGGCTGTTGCGCTGGGCGCGAAGTTTGTATTAGCGTGGATTATGCTGGAAGCTACGCAGTATTAGGACGAGGCGGGGTGAGGCTGCCTCACCCCCGTGGCGGGTTAGCGGGCAGCGACTGGCGGGGTGACGAGTCGTCGGGCTTGCGTGGCGCCGTAGGTTTCAAGCTGCTCCACCAAGTGGGCATCCGCAATATTGAGTAGTGCGCCGGCCGCCTTGTCCGAGACGGCCTCCCCGATCATCATTCTCGTCCATGTTGTCATACTGCCTCCCCTAGAATCTCGTTGATACGCTGCACGACGGCGCGGCTCATGCAGCCGACTTCGTCGCGCAGATACTCGATCGCGTCATGAAGTGTTACTCTTGCATCATATGTAGTCATGCTCTACGTCTAGCACGTTCGCTACCACGTTTCCCGCCGGGCTCTGACGCACAATCAAGCACTTACAGCCACGTTCCACTCTTCCCCATGCTCCATTCCTGTCGTTCCTGTCGTTTCGTCAAGTCAGTTCCATGCCATTTCCTGACGTTCCGTCACACGCTAAAATCGTGTTTTCCCGCTGTTTCTGCCATATCGTCAAAACAGCCAGTTATGGGCGCAGCTAAGTGCTTACGTTTCAACGCTGCATGTTTGGTCCGTTGCATGCTCTATTGCGGGCATGATCATCGCAACCCTCCGGGGTGACACGTACCCGATCCGAACGCACCTGGCCCGCCAGGGATGGCGATGGAATCCCAGTGCTAGACACTGGGACCGATTGGTGACGGACGCTGCGGCCGAGCAATTGGCCGTGCGGCCGAACATCGAGGTCGTGAAAAGCATCTCGGGCAACAAGCAGGGATGCCAGCTCATGGTAGGCGGCATCGTCCGCTGGACCAGCAAAACGTTCGCTCCCCGTCAGCCTGATCCGGACGGGCACGGCTGGAATTGCGACCAGTTCGGGAACCCGGTCGCGAGCAAGGCAATCCCGGGATCCGACCCGGCAGATAGGATTTAAGCATTTCCCGCCGTGGTTCGAGCGCGGCGGCAAAGGGAGACGGAAAAATGAAGACAGCAAATCTATCACTCACGCTCGCGGACATGCGAGCAACCCACCGGCTCCGCGACTTGGCCGATGCCGTCGAGGCGGGCCGGGACCGTGCGGTGCTGTACGAGCTGCGCGAGGACTGCCGCGCGGCCGGGTGCTCGACAGAAGAGATTGAGCAGGCGGAAAAAAGAGGTTATCAAAATGAAGAAAACTAAAAAGGGCGAACCCACGAAAAGCAGGTATCCAGTTTATCGGGTCTGGGTCCTCGTCCCGGTTGAAATCGAGGCCAATTCGATTTCGGACGCGGAAGCCCGCGTCGGAAAACTGATCGCGCGGGATTATCTCGCAGACAGCCTGACAGCGATCTCCGAGAAAGATAGAGAGAGGCTGTGTGGTATGCAGCAAGTGGGACTGGCCGGTAAAAAGGGAAGCCCGAAATGAGCAAATCCTACAAGCTACGACACATCACAACAGCCGGCGGCGCGCCCACGGGCCAAGACAGGCTCTTAGCTGTCTGGGAAAAGTGGCGTCACCTGGACGCGCTGCTGAGTAGTGACGTGGACCACTACGGCAGCTATGGATGGGACGGCCCGATCCTGCCGCGGTACGTGGCTCACGACTTGTGGCTGGCGGTCAAGGCCGCGATGGCGGAGGATCTGCGATGAGTCAGGACTGCGCGGAGGAAGCGAACGAGGAAGTCCGGCCAGAACGGACGATCACGGCAGAAGAACGCCGGGCTGAGGACGAAGCCCGAGAAGCGGATCGGAGGTTGAGTCATGGTAACTGAACAACAGCGCCTCGACGGCGAGCGTGCCATCGCGCGGGCCCCGATTTCGGATCGGCTGTTTCAACTGCACTCGGAGTTTAACCGTCTCGTGGGCGCCGCAGTGATTCAGATTATGGCGGGCGAGGACGTGGGATCCGCGCTCACGGTCCTGCGCTGCGATGTAATCGGCGCGTGCACGGTGGCGTTCGCGGAAGCGGAAGAAATCAGGAAGGAGGCTGGGTTATGAAGCACACACCGGGGCCGTGGCATCGACACGGGTTACACGTGCACGCAAGCTATGAAGACGGTAATGGCAATCGGCGTCATTACGCGGTTGCTGATGCCCTTCAGCATTCGGGCCTGGCAACAGGGGAAGCTGACGCCAATGCCCGCCTGATAGCCGCAGCGCCAAACATGCTTAAGGCGTTGAAGACTTTCGAATTGGAAATCTCATCGCGCTTTGCTAAAGGCGATGCGGGATTGGCCGACATGTCCGAACAACTTCGGGTCTGCGTGCTTCAAGCCCGCGCGGCCATCAAGGGAGCTGAAGGTAAAAAATGAAACTGCAATGTGGCTGTGAAATCCGGCGGGCTCTTCCGCGTATTCAGGGGACTGAAGATCTAGTCTACCTCGTCTTCTGCGGATTGCACGAAGCAGCGCCAGAACTACTGGAGGCGTGCAAAGACGTGGAGTGGGTATGTAGGCACGTCCCGGCGTGGAACGGCAACGATGGCGGGGTGCTGATTAAGGCGCAGTTGTCGAGACGGATGATCCATGCGCTCCGAGCGGCCATTAAGAAAGCGAAAGGTGAGGAATGACACGCTTCGAAAAGCTTGGACTAGGAAGGCAAATCGTGAAAGAGAACACCGAAGACGCTTTCGTCGCGTGGTGCGCAGAGCGGAACTGTACATGGTCCATGATCCAGGACCCGCATGAGTCGATATCGCTCTGGGTCCGAGGCTCGACAGAGACGGAAGAGGTGGACATCATAATTGAAGGCGGCACGCCAGCCGAGGCGCGCTTGAAGGTGCTCGCGGCCTACGACCAGATACGGGGAGGGGCTAATGCAAGATAGTGGATTAACCGGCCTGGCGCTGCGAAGAGCAGCGTGTGAGGCGTTGGGATACTCGATTCGGCGCGACCCGCGCGGCACAAACCTTTGGTTGCGCACAGAACTGAACGGCAATTTAGTCTGCGGATTCACCTCATTGACGGACGCTTGTTCCGGCTTGCCGGCCGTCGATTCCGATCCCGCTGTCAGCGAACCCCTGTTTAACGCTCGGTGCGCTGAAGTAGGTTTCAGTTGGCGGCTCGAAGCCACGGCGACAAGATATGTCGTGCACCTCAAAGCGCTGCCTTCCCGAATAGGGATACTCGCTGTGAGTGTGCAAGGCTCAACCCCATCCGAGGCACGCGCCCGGGCAATCGTGAAAATGGAGCAAGACGATGAGTAGCCGCACGCCCGCCGAGGCGCGCCGGAAGGTGCTCGCGGCATACCACCAGATACGGGGAGGAGCTAATGCCAACTAGTGGATTAACCGGCCTGGAACTGCGAAAAGCGGTGTGCGAGGCGATGTCGATTAAGCACTCGCGCTTCTGCACGCGAGTTAATGGCGGCCTGAAATGTGACTGTCGGGAAATGGATCTCCCAGCCGTCGAGTCTGATCCTGCCGTGAGCGAGCCGCTGACTGATGGATTCTGTAAGCAACGCGGCTACGAGTTCACCGTGTCGTCATTCACTGATGGCATCTACAACTGTGCGTTCTTCCGCATGGTCGGCGGCATAGCGGACAGAATTACGAGTTGTGACGGCCGCACACCATCCGAGGCGCGAGCTCGGGCAATTGTGATGACGGCACGTGGGAGGACAAGTAAAAATGTCAGCCAGTAGCGATGCGAGCTGTCCGCACACTTTTTACAGCGTCACGAAAACTTTCGGACGCGTACGCAAAACCTGTCTCAATTGCGGCGAGACAGACAACCAGGACGTAGGCTCAGCGCGGGTGAATCCGGAGTATTTGCCGGACAACAAAGAGTTTGCGCAGCGCCTCCTTCAGAACTTAGTGGAAGACCTTCACGAGGCTCAGCGCAAGGCCGTGAAACTGGAAGCCGCTGAGCAGCTGCTCCGGGAGGTGATGTCCTGCTCCGAAATGAATCCGGTCATGAGTAAGCCGGTCGCTGCGGTGAAGCCGAAAATCGACGCCTACTTCCAGGCCAAGGTGAAGCCGTGAAGCGCCCATCGGTCAAGAAAAGGAACAAGGCTATTGCACGTCTTTCCATAGGGCCACAGACACCTTGCAAATGCGGGCACAACCGTCAACGGCACCGTCGCAATGGAACAAAAATAGTTTGTCGATATTTCTACTCGACGTTCACTGGGTTGACTGTCTGTCATTGTGCAAACTTCCAGGCCAAGGAGAAGCGATGACAATTACTCTCGACGACGACGAACAAGAGGTTATTGACTGCCTGATCGAGAAATCATTAATGAAGCCTCGGATTATCAAGTATGCGCTCGGTCACGGCCTTGATCTACGAGATGGACGGCCTTTTAATTATGACAAGCACACTGGCGAGGTCACAGATGAGCCGATGTAAGGGCAAGGAGAAGCGATGAGCGGCCAGTCACAGGCCGAGATAGATAAGGAGGCGGGCGAATCGCTCGACAGACAACGATGATTACAAAAGACCGCTTAGCCGAACTTGAAGTTGGCCGCGAATCATTGCCGATGAAGGCGGAACTGTTAGAGCTTGTACAGGTTTATCGTGACTTCGTGATGGACCTATGCACCTGTAGTCATAGTCGGCGTCGTCACAGAAGCGAGCCGCAAGGTACAGGGAATCCTCGCAGGACCGATTGCTCTGTATGTATTTGTTCGGAGTTCGAGCCGCGATGACGCCGAACGTGCCGGGTTTTGAACGAAAGGCCAAGGAGACGCGATGAGCGACGACCTGAAAGCACGGATCGCGGACTACCTGCAACGCTACGCAGCATGGCCGACTCATACCAAATCGCGTGTTCTTCTGCGTGACTGCCTGAAGCGGATCGAGGAGTTGGAGCTGGACTTGGCGGAATGCAATGCTGTTCTGAACACGATTTCCACTTTTGCTGAGATTGCTAGACTCAGAGCCGACCTTGAAGCCGCCGAATCCGTGATCCAGAAGTTTGCCAGAGCTGGATATGCGCCTGCTCTGGAGTGGGTCCAGCGTAAGGCCCGGACCCATGACGGCTGGACGCCAGAGCCGCCGTTTTAATCGGCTAGGTTTCCACAATGCGAATGCCGTGACAGGCAATCATGAGTTTTGACTTGAGTTTGTACACTGCGGTACGCACCCCTTTCGTGTCCTCCACGACGTCGCGTCCAGCCTGATCCTTATACGCAAAGTCCGCGACGTACTTGCACACCTTAACGCCATTCACGTTCAAGGCGAACGGCTGCTGGAGCTTCAGGTCGCTGATGATGCCTGAGCGTAGCAACATCTTCAGCTCGACGAAACGGGCCGCCTCTTTTTTCGAGGCGAAACAAATGTTGTCGACGCTGGTGCGCACCGACTTGTACTTACTCACCCTTCCCATCCTTTCCGCCATGCCTCGACTTTGCGCGGGTCCGCGTAGTGGCACGCGTTGAACGACTTCCCGGCCGCTCTGGCCCGCTGGCCCGCGCGGAACGCTTGCGTGAGCGTGTAGCGGCTCGTCTGGCCCTCTCCTTGCGTGTGCGTGCGTCCTGGAACGCTCCCAGGCCACGGTAGATGGTGCGCGCGTGGATCATGCAACTACCTCCCATCGCAGCTTACTTTGCGTGGGCGCATTGTCGACGCGCGGACGGGATTGGCGATCCCATGTACCTCCGCCAGCCTCGCCGATTAGCCGATAGCCCGCAGCTCGAAGACTCGCACCGCTTTCCGATGGTAGGGTGTAAGTCACGAGACGCTTGTAGCCAAGCGCGAATGCGGCCTTTCGGCAAGCCCCATATAGCTGGCTACAGGCGTTCTTCTGCCCATCGGGAACCGCCACGCGGTTGACCTCCAGCGTCAGTCCGTCATCGAGCATCCTCGCCACCGGCCGGCCGACGATTGCCACACCGATAATGCGCGTCGGCGCAATCGCTAACACTAAGCCAATCGCAAATTTATGCCCAATGACTGGTTTGTGATGCCGATGCCATTGCTTTACCAGGGCGTTTGCCTCGCTTAATTTTAGTGGAATTATTTGTGATTCCTTCATGTCGTCCACCCCTGCTCTTGGGCCTTTACTCTCGCCCGCAAAGTTACCGGTCTTTCTCCCGGACACTTTTCTCTCTCCGGACAGATGGACGGACACCGTCCCCCTCTAAAGAGGGGGGACGGAAGTGTCCGCCCTATCCTGCTAAATTGCACTGTCCGGATGTCCGGCGGACACTTTGTCCGGCTTGTATCATACTCATAATTCATCGGTTAGTCCTAGTGTCAAAATATTGGCGGACACTCTTGAATGTGACTGTCCGCCCCGGACACTAGGGCGGACACTTTGTGGCATAAAGTGGAATATGCTGTAGATAAAAGACTTACAGCCGGACAAAGTGTCCGCCCTAGATGGCTTCCAGAAGGCCAATTTTCCCTCCGTTTAGTAGTACAAAATCACGCTTGTTTCGGCGCGCTGTTCGCTTGATCGTTTCGATGTCGGCACCCGTCTCTTCGGCAAGCGAATCCGCCGTCAATGAGCCCCGCTTTAGCGCAAAAACCATCCGCTGACGGACGGACAATCGCTCCGCTAATTGCCCGCTCTCGGCAATGTCGGCCCGCGATATCGACACGCCATCATCGAAGCGAATCAGGTAAGAGACGGAGCGCGACAACCCCCCAAGGTTGGCCTTGCGGTTATGCAACGCCACGCGAAGCTGTTTCTCGTCGCCATCGCGGTCCTCGGCTTCAATAAACCAGGTTGAGCGGGCTAGGTTGTGCCAGAACGCGCTCCCGAAAGGTCTCCGGTCGGCCGTCTCAGATTTATTGACGTGCGCGATATGGAGACTTCCGACGGTCAGCGGCCGCAGCGCCCGGAAGTACTTCGCAGCGATCTCGGCGGATTCTGGCGGCCCATCGCAGGCAATCGCAACGCTGTCGAAGATGGCGTAATCCAGTTTCGCGTCCCGGATCACACGCGCGACCCGGTCGGTCTCTTGGTGTAGTGGTAATTCACATCGGCAGTATTCAATCCGCGGCATATCGGCGCCAAATAATTGCTCTAACCGCTCCCGGTGATCTTCGCCAGAAAGTTCCCAATCGAAAAATCCGACGCGCATCATATTGCGCTGAACCAATCGCCCGGCCCACCAGAGAGCCAGCAGGCTCTTACCCGCGCCGCCGTCGCCAAACATGATTGTTGGATGCCGCGCGGGTACGGGCATGCCGTCGAGCAGTAGTTCCTCGCGTGATGGCTTTTCGATTGTCCGCAGATCCACACTGGGCGAGCCTTCCCGCTCACGCGAAAATACGCCCTGGCAGAATTCTTCGAGGTAGGCGTACCAGTCAATTTCGGCCTTTGTGCGCGCTCGCTCGGCAAGGTGTTTCGCACGATCTTGACGCGCGCGAAGGCTGGAAAAGTTGAAGTCGGCTGTGGAGATAATCCCGTTGATGGTCCGCGCTCCCGGCAAGGAACAGCGTACCGTTAATTCGCCCGTCAGTTCGTGACGCTCGCGGCGCAAGCGGTCGGCCTCGAATACTAAGCCATATGCCGGAACCTCAAGTGTCCAGCCACTCATTCGCCAGTCCTGCCCCAAATCCTGGCTGTTGGCGATCGGAAGAGCCACATCTTGGCAACATTATGCGCGCCCCATGGGGTATCGGGTTGCGTGAGAGCCTGTAGCGCCAAGGCGTCCGTGGTGCGGCCGTGATCCACGATTTGCAGTGCGGCGCGTTCGTCGTAGGCTTCAATGTCGCTCTGTAGTTCGGCGATCGTAGCCTGACACAACGCGTCCAATTCTGAGCAAGTGAGTGTGAGATCGGACAAAGCGCTGTCTCGATTCTCGCTGTCTTGTGTGTGTGCTGGGGCTCGCGCCCGACAGCGGAAGGCTTCTCGCGGCTCATGACTTCCGACGATCAGCCCCAGCACACGTGGCATCATACACCAATCGCGATGGGTTTCAATGGGTTTTTCGGGGACGCCCGTATCCGTCGTTTAGGCGTCTGCCCTTTGTGGGATTGTCCGGGAAGCGCCCGGCTCAATCATTCCGAGGAATTCCTTCCGGTCCTCTTCTGTTGTGTTATGTCTAACTAAAATCACGAGCTATCGGTTTAATGCCGAGATCGGCTCGGATCAAGGTCTGAGAAACCAAACCGAGCCCATTGGGTGACTAGAAAAGGGCTTGCTATGAGAGATGATGCGCCAGTTCCGCGATGGGTTTCAAGGGGGAAGTTTGAGACTCACACTCCACACATCCCAACGCATTCGTATTTGAAACGGTTCTGTTCGTATTTCGCTGTTGGATTTAGCGCAACATCTCTCAAGGGAACCAAAGACGAATGAATGTACATCGGCGAATCCATGCCGCGATTGATGACGTTGCCCGGCCGGCGAAGCGCTTCGTCAATCTCTAGTGCGCGCGCCCAGCCCTCAGGGTCCTCTGTCTTCAGATAGAACCATTCAGAGTCGTCTTTGTACGGGCAGAAGACACAAGCAGACCGACGAACGTCATACGGAACTCGATCCATGAGCCACATTCCGCAATCACCCCGCGTCCATTCGCGTTCAATCAAAGGAAAATGCGCGATCTCGTAGCGCTTCATTCTGTCTCGTATCTTGTTCGCCCGGCCCGCCTCGTCGATGGAAATCCCGATATAGTGATGGACTCGCATGTCTTTCGGGATGCGTTGACGATAAGCCAAACCAAGCAGTTCCCGCCGAACAGCGCGATTTATCGGTTTCAGTTTGTATTCAGATGTGCACTGCCTGCGCACCTGGCCGCGCTTACCGCCCGCGCCCGCTGTGAACGCGGGGATGGATACAAACCGCTGGCCCGTCGAGTTAACGCCACGAACTAGATTATCGCCCAGCTTGCCGGCCGTTCGTATCCAGATCGGGAAAGGACACTTCTTTTGAAGCCACTCGACATGTGGGTATACGTAGGTCGGTTCTTCTTGGGTATCTGCGAATATCGCCACATTGGGAGCCGGCCGCAGCTCGTCGTAAGCGAAGAGAAGCGCCAGCGTGGTACTTTGCACGCCTGCGCCCAGATTCAGCACGTGGTAATCTTTCATGTTTTCCCTCGCGCCTTTTCTCTCGCTAACTTGGACACCAGCGCGCGGCGAATCCACTCGCTGGCGAAAATCCTCTGACGCTTGGCGGAGGCTTCAACCGCACGCTTTAAGTCCGTCTCCAGTTTGATACCGAAATATTCGATTTGTATTCGTGGTCTCGTATTCATGCCGCACACCATAACACAAGATATTTTACGCGAGCAACTTTTTACTTGCATGACGTAAAACTCTAGCGTATAACCAAGCACCATGAAGAGCACAGGACGGCAACGGAAATCTGAGACGCAAACGCGGGCTTCGGCGAAGCCCGCATACATCGACGCGCTTCGGCGCATGAATGCGTGCGCGGAAGCCGTGGAGTGGGCCTCCCGCTTCGCCACGCCGGAGCAGGCATGGGCAGCTTGCGAGCGCGGCGACTGGATGCTGTGGCTGGTTGGCAGGGCCGGCATCGAGCGCGAGAAGCTGGTTCTGGTAGCGTGCGAATGCGCAAGATTGGCGCTGCCGCACACAAGCGACGAACGCGTAAAAAAGGCGATCGAAGTCACTGAGGCGTGGGCGCGCGGAGAAGTGGCCATCGAAGATGTGAGAGCGGCGCGGCAGGGAGCACTGGCAGCCAGAACTGCTGCTTATGCTGCTGCTGCTGCTGCTGCTGCTGCTTATGCTGCTGCTGATGCTGCTGCTGCTGCTGCTTATGCTGCTGCTTATGCTGCTGCTGATGCTGCTGCTGATGCTGCTTATGCTGCTGCTGCTGCTGATGCTGCTGCTGATGCTGCTGCTCGCATAAAAACTCTGAAACGCTGCGCTGGGATTGTCCGGGCGCATTACCCTAATCCGCCAGATTTAGGAGGCACGAAAAATGGCTGAGACCACAGCAAAACGAACACGGAAGCCGCGGCGCAACTTCGCTCGCGACTGGGAGAATCTCGAAACCTATATTCGGACGGTGATTCGGATCAAATCTGAACCGGAAGACGTGCAGCCGGCGCCGTCACTGCATGTCCAGGGGCAGGTGAAGGCATATAAGGATGTGCTCGACATGATGCAGGGCGGCACAAAATGAGCGGCCTGGTTGTGAGGCAGGACGACAAGATCGAGGAAGCGAGGCCGCCATCGAGTCTATTGGAGCTCATCGCCGCCGCGGTTGCAGACCCGCGCTGTGACGTGGAGAAGATGGAGCGGCTTCTCGCGATGCAGGAACGCGTCGAGGCCGACCGGCGGAAACAGGTATTCTTCGCGGCTTTGTCGCTGGCGCAAGCGGAAATTCCTCAGATCGAAAAACACGGTCGGGTTATCGTGAAAGGGGTGCTCCGGAGTAAGTACGCGAAACTGGAAGACATTGATGCGGTCATCCGGCCAATCTGCGCGAAGTATGGCTTCGCCTTTTCCGACGACACGGAAGCCATTGATGCGAAGACTATCAAAGTCATCTGTCGTCTCTCACACAGTGAGGGTCATTTCGACATCAAATCACTGCCAGTGCCGATCGACTTTTCCGATTACCGGACGGGCTCCCAGTCCGTCGTAGCGTCGGTAACGCTAGCGAAGCGTAATCTGCGCAAAATGCACCTCAATATTACAGACCGGGACGAAGATACGGACGGCGAAGCGCTGGTATTCCTGACGCCGGATCAAGCCCGCGAGCTTGAAGCGCTCGGCCAGGAAGTGAAAGCGAACTGGCCGGAGTTTTTGAAGTGGATGAACGTTGCCAAGACCACAGAGATTGCGGTCCGGGACTTGCAAAAAGCGATTACAGGACTCGAAGCCAAAAGGAGAAGCAAATGACGACAGTGTATAAGCTGACCGATCAAGACCTGAAAACCTACGGCGGGTTTCAGTGGGAAGTCGGGAAGAAATATACCACTTCCGGCCAAGGATCCCTGTGCGGGCCGGGCTGGCTGCACGCGTATGAACATCCTCTCTTGGCGGTATTCCACAATCCCGGGGGAGCGAATATCGTTAATCCGCGTCTGTTTGAAGCGTCCGGCGGGAATATCTTAAGGGATGGGCAGATGAAATGTGGGGTTACTGAGCTAACCCTTATCCGCGAGATTCCACTTCCGGCGGTGTCGGTCGAGCATGTGGTCCGCTACGCGATTGGGTGCGCACTGGCCGTATATCGTGACGCCAGATTTGTAGCCTGGGCCACCGCATGGCTGGACGGCTCGAACAGGGAGGAAGCAGCGGCGGCGGCGGCTGCTACTGCCACGACTACTACTGAC